CGAGAACGGTTGGCAGGGGAAACCTCCTGTGATGACATCGGGAGATGGAATTCCATCTGCCTCGAGTCTTTCTTTTTTGATTTCTTTGACATCGTTATATATTTTAGTTCCTTTCCAATGTTTTTGCAGCAACAAAGTGCAGTATTTATCTATCTCGCAAAATGCTACGGTTTTAAATTGTCCTGTACGTTCTAGTCCTAGACTAAATCCACCCAGGCCACTAAATAGATCTAGAATCTTTAATTGCATAATGTTTAATAATACTTTCTAACTTTTCTTTTTTCGTTATACTATACGGCACCAATCGTCTTGCACACTGTAAAGCATCCCGGTGACAACATCTCCATCTCCATTGAGGTAGATTCTGGTGTGATGCTGCAGCTCTCGGTCTAACGGTTCCACAGTTAAACATTTCGTGTGCTGCTGTTATTGTTGCTTCATGAGTCATACTAATTTCTAAAACAATTCTCCAATACGGATAAGCTTTTTTCTTTCCTTTTCTTAGAACCCGTTTGTTTGAGTACGTTACACATCCTTCACCATCGAATAGACCTGCAAGGTACGCATCATTCACGCAACCACCACCATATAAATAGACAATAGAGTCATCAGTGCTAGAAATGTAAAAATCATTGCAAAGATTTGGTTCATAGTTGTCCATCCTTACGTAGTTTATCTACGATGGTGTTGGGTTCCTCCTTTCTTTTTAATTCTCTTTTTAATTCCTGTATTTTTACTGCAGCCTGGGCTAACTTGAGTCTATAAAACTTATTCTGATTCGTTAAGTATTCAATCTGATCTTTTGATTCGTTCATAAATATGTCCTTTTATACTTTTTTCTGTATTCATAATTGTTAATACATCTATGCCATTGTAGGCTTTAACGTAAGCATTTTGCGTACCAGCAATACTTGCACCACTTGCTAGAAGTGCAAACTCCGAGCAACTAGTTAGACTTACTAGGGCTAAACTGATCAATAAAATTTTTTTCATTTAAAGTTAATTCTCCCTGTGATTTACATACTTCACAATCCGCCCAAACTTCTTCCCGGGCTAATTCATACGGAACCCTTATAAAGCCATTGCCTTTACACCCTGGACAAATGGCTTTATGTGTTGTTTCTATCATGGTTTTTCCTTTCTTTACCATTTAATTTCTTCATTTCTCTGTTCACTAAAAGAGTAACTGTTTTACTCCGGGATGTGTTTGGATCATCCGGTATAATTACTTTTCTTAATTTTTCAACCTTGTCGTAAGTTGCTAGTGAGAGAGAAACGTTTTTATATTTGCTTGTGTCAGTCATTTGATATATCCTCTTTCATATTTAGTTTATAGGATTTATCTCATAATTTAAAATGTTAGTCAATGACAAAATTTGTGTTAATACTCTGGGTGTGTTCTTTTCTGGAAGGAAATCAATGCATGCCCCCTATAGAACATACTAAGACTTTTGATAGTTGGTATGAATGTTCTCGAGCTGCCCACACGGAGTCGGGGATATTATTGAGTAAGCTAGGCTATAAATATGTAAACGACTACCGTATAGGAACTCGTTATAGTTGTAAAAAAGTATCTTCTATTTAACTATTTTTTCTTTTTCTTTTTAGACTTAGCTTTTTTCTTTTTCTTCTTAAGTTTTTTCTTTTTCTTTGGCATATTATTCTCCTTTAGTCTGTTGTACTCTTCTTCACTAATATCGTCAACACCGAACTCCACTTCATCATTCACAGATATAGCCTATCATTAACTTACCCTCGTTAGTAAAGTTCCCTTGATTAGGTGCATCATAATACGTGGTATTAACTTCTCGCCACGCTTTAGCGATTTCCCCGCAATTGGGTTCGGTTGTTTTGAGTTCTATTCTTTCGAGTCCCTGGCTGCCCAACAAAAGGATAATGACAACATATTTCATTTACTCTTCCTCCGGGTCTCCGTGTTTCTTTTTTCCCCATCGAATAATTTTATCAAAGTTATCCGCTTTGATGTGTATATCGGGACCAAATTTTTTCCAGTTGCTTTTCATTAGGTTTAATTCAACTAGAAAAACAGACCATTGTTTGGGTGATATATTTTTTATTTTAATATTAATTTCTTTCAAGTCTGCCATTGTTAATTACCTTTACTTGTTGATGACCTTTCTTATTAAAATAAGAAGCCCAGCCATTAAATTTAGGATACTTGAGCAATAGCGATTTAAATAACTTCTTCCAGCTCATTGCTTCCATTTCCTCTGTTTCCCCACCTTCTTTGGTGATCGTATATTTGTATCTCATGCCGGTTGACGATCCAATTCTAAAAAGATTTTCCAATCTTTTCTGTGTCCAAAATTGCATACATCAAATTTATACATAGCTTCATCATAAGTAAATGCATCTGCAAATAACATTACTTTAGTAACGATATTAAAAAATACATACACATTAGACTCTGGTACTTTTACTTTTTTACTTATTACTTTCTTTTTCATGGTTACCTCTTCTTTCTCCACTCTATATAGGATAGTCTGAGATTGCTGTCAATCTTAAAATAAAGTGATTTTAACGCCCTTGACCCTTATAGCGCTTCCTATTAGGAATCCGCTTAGAAACACTCTTAAAATGCCTCCCTGGACGCTTACGGGGGGTTCTTTTATGGTAATTACTAACGCCAAACTTAGGAGGTTTGGCCATGAGGGCGGTCCTTTAGAGAAAAGGTAATGTCATTCGTTCCCGCAGGAATATAACTTATTTTTCCATTAACTTTTTGTTCTAATTCTGATCCGCAGCGAGTACATTTAAAAAAACGTTCCATTGAAATTAAGATAGTTGGTTTTTCACAATCGGGACATACCCCATTGACGACTTCAGTTGAAAACATCATTTAACGTACCTATCAGTTGATAACCCTAAAATGGGTTTGTATTCTGTTTTACCATCTGTCTTGATTGCCATCAAGTATTCCTTTCGATTACTATTAATTTCTTTTTTATACGACACGTGCACCCAGCCCGAGTTGGGCTGCCCTGGCGTCCAAAATTCTAAAATAAGTTGGTCGAACATGAGGTTTTCCTTGATCCAATCGCTGACCTCATTATTGGGTGTGCCAAAGATCTCGAAGTCTGCTGCTTCTCCTTTGCAATGCTGACTGTTCCGGGAGCTACCAATCTTGGTTGATAAAATTTCGTTACGGAATCCAGAGGAGATCGTTACCGTATGATTGAAATGGTCCCGGACAGGTTGCAAGACTCTTTCACAGAGAATCCTAAGATTTTCTGTCTCGTCTTCGCTAGGATTATTATCCAGTCCCATTCGTTCTGCGGTTTGAGATTTAGTCAGTTCCGCTAGATAGAAGTTCTTTGATAGTTTCATTTTTTTCCTCCTGCCGACTATATAGTTTTTTGCTATTAATAATAGCTTGTTTATATAACCTATTTTTTAATGATCTAGCAATTGGGTTAGGTTTTTTCCTATTTTTTTTAAGAAAAAAAGCATAATGCTTTTTATTCATTTCGCCGTTTAACCTTTTTGTAGATTAACTGCGGAAGAGCCTTTTGCACCCTCTTCCACTTCAAATGTTATTGCTTCCCCTTCAGCTAGTCCGCTTAAACCTGCGTTTTTCACTGCTGAGGAATGTACAAAAACATCTTTAGCGTCATCATCTCGTGAAATAAATCCGTACCCTTTGGTAGGATTAAACCACTTAACTTTGCCGTTTATAGTCATGTTGTTTCCTTTTATTGTTGATTAGTTTAATATGATTTTTGTGATGTACCGGGAGCCATCATTATTTGTTTTCACTTCAGCCTGAGCTCTAATACATTTATATTGGACAGTATCAGAAAAAGTTCTCTCCGCTTCACGCTTCCCTTTCAGGCACACACTCATTGAGGGTTGAATTCGATGTTCCTTGATTTCAAAATTTACGAACATTAAAAGAGCGACCACAACTTCCATTATTTTATTCCGTTATCCCCATTATTTCTTACTTTGTCTTTAAGAACTTCTATGACTGCTAAAATTTTATCTACATCTTTTTGTAGTCTTAAAATATTAACTGCGTTATGTCTTGATTCTTTAATTTCTAACTGGATGTACTCGACGTCAGATAATAAACTTTCAATTAATAAAAATTGTTCCGAATCGGCCGGAAGACTTCCTAATTCACCCCGAGGCCATTTGATGGAAAATTCAACCGCCTGGTCCAAATCTTTTTTCATTAAAACATTGTCATTCTCTATTGAGTTGATTCGTTCAATGACTCCAAAATATGCCCATACACCTACTGCAACGGCTGCCAAAATTGAAAGCAAGTTTCTCATCGGCATGGAAATTGCGGTGTTATCTGATACTCGCATATTAGTTACAATTGTTTTTGTCTAAATCAATTGGCTTGTCACCATTATAAAACCATACATAAGATGAGAGTTTCGTTCCATCTTGTGTATAGGTACATTTTTTGCCTACCGAGCAGGCGCTTAATGCAAATAATAGTGCAAGAACTAAATATAATTTATTCATTTTTGCTCCTTATTTTAATTCGGTCCCCCTAAAAACGCTAGTAAAAACATAGCTATAAATAAAAGAATTGTAAAATATTTGTGTCTTCTTCGATTCGTTGTTAATATCCGAAGACGTAATTTTTGGAGCTTTAACATTCTGTAGTTCATCTATGTTATCCATTATTGACACCATTCACATTCATTTGTATTATCAACTACAGTTTCCTCACTACACGCACATGCTGTGCAGGAACAAATTCCATACATATCACTGTGTTCTTTTATTCCACAATGACAAATACAATTACAATTTTTACATTTACTCATTAACTATATTTACATCTATGGCTACATTTTTAGCCACATTTTTTTAGATTATATTGCTATGATTGCAATTACAATAATAATTGCGCCACCAATGACCCATTTTTTACGAGTGGTCCATAGATGTTTAGCTTGGTTTATAATATTTTCCATAGTAGTTTCCTCCTATTTAATATCTCCCCAGTTCTCACCTGATTCGTAGTCTACCTTATTTGGAATCTGTAATACAACAGCTTCTTCCATAATTTGTACTATTTGTTCAGCCTTTTTATCAGATTCTACAGAAATATCTACCTCATCGTGAATCTGAATATGAGGTATTATACCATTTTTATATAAAGCTACCATGCTTTTTTTAGTCATATCTGCAGCAGATCCTTGTATTAATTTGTTTAGAGCTTTGTATGTAAATGCACGTTTTAGAGGTTCATCATAATTCTTTCTTGCTTGTTCCAGAGGTAAGGGTTTAAAAACTCCGAATTGAACAGGTTGCCATAAATCAAAATGACATGCTCTTCCTAATAAAGTTCTAATTTTTCCCCGATCGTTAGCTTTACGAGAAACATTATCCATCAGTTGTTTTACAAAAGGTGCTCGTGAATGATATTGTCTAATTAATTTTTCCGCCGACTCTTTCATTAATCCTAGTTCGGCCATTAATTTATTTTTACCCATTCCATACATTAGACCTAAATTAATTGTTTTGGCTTGCTTTCGTTGTATGCCCGCCATATCAGCTACGACTTGATGGAAATCCGCGTCTCCGGCCTGGTATGCGTCTGCAATTTCATGAACTCCAAGTAAATTCTGTAGTTTTGCATAATGCACTAAAATTCTCGGTTCCTGTTGTGAATAGTCAAACGATCCCCATTTACAATTTTCTTCGGGAATAAATATAGATCTAATGAGAGGGCCTAATTCTGGATGACGTGCAGGAATTTGTTGTAAGTTTGGATTACTCATTGAAAATCTTCCAGTAACCGTTCCTCCTTGATCAGAACGAATTTGATTTATATCTGCATGGATTCTGCCGTTGTGTGCATGTTTAGTAATTGAATCTATAAAAGTTGAATGGGCTTTATTTATTTCTCGTGCGTCAGCAATTGACTGAGCTAATTCATGAGGATGATTTTGTAAAAAGTTTTTTGTAAAACTGGGTTCTTTAGATTTAGCTGTTCGGTCATAAGGTAAGCCTAATTTGTCAAATGCTTTTGCGATTGATCGCGCCGCCATAATTTCTACGTGAAGACCAGTTAAGTCTTTGATTTTATTGAGAATTTTTTGTTCCCTCGCCATTAAATTTTTTTTAATTTTTTGAGCTTTTTCTAGATTTACTCTCACCCCTTTAAATCTCATCTCAACCAAACACGGAAATAATTGTGTTTCTAATCTGAAGATATCTATTAATTCTTGATCGTGTAATTCCCTATGAAGTCGTTGCCAAAGTTTTAAAGTTGCCTCTGCGTCACGCTCGGCGTATTGTCCCACAAACATCGCGGGTAATCTCCATAAATCTTTTTTAGCATCAAGTCCATATTCTTTTGCAGCGTTATAAAGAACTTTTTCATCTTTCCCTATTCCCACATAATGTTTTGCTAAAACATTTAATTGATAAGATAATCTATTTTCATCAATTAAACTTGCGGCAATCATCGTATCTACAATTTTACCTTTAATGTTTATACCCGCAGCTCGTAACCAACACACATCATACATGGCATTGTGAAAAATAAAGGTGGTATACTCTTGCTTAAATAAATCTTTTAACCAACTTATAACTAAAGCTCTATCCATATTACCACCCTGTTCGTGTTGAATAGGATAGTAACCCGCCCAGCCTTCAATGGCTAAAGAAACACCTGCAATATGTCCGTTACCAATAACATTTCCCGATCCAAGTTCTTTTAAATTTGGATCGTTTGTTTCTAAGTCTACTGCAATTTCTTTGATACCTTTTAAATTTTTAAGTTCTTCTGGCATTACCCACTCAGTTTCAGGAGTGAATAAAGGTTGTTGAATCGTTCTCACTTATAGTCCCTTTCAATTATCATTTCAATAAAGTGAATCGCTTTAAGCAAGTCTTCTTTTTTCCCTTTATGTGAATGACGGCATATATATTTTATAGCGCATCCTTCTGGAAAAAGCAATTTATTCTCGACTACAAATTTACTTGGTTGGATTTTAAATTTTTGATAATGGGCTCCACCGATTTGTTTATTCCATACACTCATAATATATAAGCTCTATCAAAATTTTTAGGATCTAATACATGCAATTCTTTTTTGGCTCTTGTGGCTCCTGTATAAAATAATCTATGTAATTCATCAGGATCATGACTAAAAGTTTCTAAAGCTGCATTAGTAACATCTTGCATTAATAGAACTTTATCTGCTTCACCCCCCTTTGCGCCATGAATGGTTGACATTATTATGCGAGGATTTTTATTTATTTTTTCTCCATTCGCTCTCATATTTCTTATGTAGTTTTCTGTGATTGTATCGAGTCCCTCAAATGCCTCATACCAAACTTTCTCTGTAATTAAACCGTGTTTTTCTTGACATTGTTTTAATGTATATTTGTCATCAGAATGTAATGTTTTTCCTTTTTTAAACCCAGGTAACACATTGGATCCTACATATTCATAAATGTTTCTTATTTCTAAATGATTTAAATGGGCTCCTTTTCGCCATGATTCCCAATTATTTAAGGCCAGTAAAAGTTTTAAAGAGACTGAATTGACTCCTCTATATTGATAATACCATCCTTGAATCTCGCATAAATCTTTAGCATCATCTAAAAAATGATTTGCTGAGGATAAAATTAACCAGTTACCTTCTGACATATCGACTTGAGTTATGTCCGAATATCTTTTTAGAATTCCTTCTTCGGGTCTGGGTTTATAAATTTTATTGTATCTTTTTTCTACTTTATTTATTATTTTTTGTGAGAGTTCATGGATAGGACCGCCTGGTATTCTATAGGATTGATCCAATGTTTTAATATCATCTACTTCTTCTTTTAAAGCTATGAAGTGATCAACATCGGCGCCGGCCCATTTAAATATAGCTTGATCATCATCACCTGCGATGTAAGTTTTTTTTGCATTGGCCCAAATACAACGAACCATATCCCATTGAAGAAGTGATAAGTCTTGTGCCTCATCTATAAATAAAACTTCAAAACTTGGGTGCACTTCTTTATGAATAAAATCTTCTAAAAGATCTGTAAAATCTTTTAAGCTTTTTTCTTTTTTAAATTTTTTTAATTCTTCCGAAAGTAAATATAAAGTATTTCTTTCTATATCTAATATGTTTTGTCGTGAATCATAATATTCTAAGAGATCCATACGTTTAACTCGGGCTGTATTAATAATAGTGAGATATTCATAA